TCAATCTGCACCGGCGGACCTTTGTGCATCAGGGGCTGGCCGTTGGGCAGCAGAACGTCCATGACGGCGGTGTCGGATGCCTCGAATTGCGCGATGTCAAACGCGCGGGCGGGGTCGGCTTGAATTTCGGGAGCGTTCATGTGGATTCCTTTCGCGGGGAGGTTGAAAAGCCCGTGCCCAGCCCCGCCTCCCCCGCGAAGGAGAGAACGGAGCCGGGTCGTGGCAACGGGTTGGCCTGGTGGCCGGGGATCAGGTAGCGGCGACGATCACGGGAGCGCGGCAGACTTCAAAGTCCACAGCGATCTTGCGAACGTCATCCACAGCGCCGTCCTGGAATTCACGCTTGCTGACAAGCACGTCCAGGTAGTGGATTTCTGCCGTGGATTCACCCGCGCGGGTCGGGTAAGTGATCTTCACGGAGTAGCGCGCCGTCGATTCGGCAGCCGCTTCGATGATGTCCTGACCGGCGTCGCTGGGCAGGTTGCCGATCACCACGTTCATCGTGCCGTAGTTCTTGGAGCCCTTGAATTTCTGGACAACCGAATTGGCGACGGCCGTGAACGTGGTGACGTTCGCGGTGACGCCGTGATTGCCGAAGTTCTCGATTTCGCCCACGGTCGTGTAGACCATGGCCGTGGCACCGTAGCCTGCGGCGTTGTAGGTTGCGGGCAAGCTGGCGCTGATCGCCAGCGTTGCGCCGCTCATCGTGTGGAGTACTGTTCCTTCTGCCATGATTGATTTCCTTTCGGTTTGGTGAAGCCCGTCAGCGGAAATCGCGGCGGGCGGGCTTCCCCTTTCGGGGAACTGGACGCAGAAAAGCCCGCGCGCGGCGGGCTGGTTGCTGATCTGGGTAGAACCTACTCGGTGTAGGTCACGCGGTAGTCAATGGAACCGATGTAGAGCCCGGCCTCGTCGGTGAAGTCGGGGCCTTCGATGTCGATCAGGATTGAGTCCACGGCCACGCCGTTGACGGAGCCACGGGAACGGGGCAGCGCGGCGCGCACCAGCGCCAGGATGGACTTCTGCGTCGCGTAGCTGGCCGCCATCACCGTGACCTGCACGCGCGAGACGCACAGCTTGGACGCCGTGTTGACCATCTGCGGGCGCACGGTGGAAACGTGGGTGACGCTGATCGCAGGAAGTGCGATGTCCTGCGGTAGCACGCCGCTGATGATTCGAGTGGCAGGGACCTGCGCGGTCAGCGTCGAATTGTTCGCCAGCAGGTAGCGGACGGCCTTTACGTCAGACACGCTTGGCCTTTTTGCTGTAGCTGGTCACGGGCAGCGCGGGCAAGGCCTCGCCGGTCCCGTCGCCCATCACAAACCGCTCCACCTTCACGCCGCGCGCCGTCAGCTCGGCCTCAATCGCCGCCAGGCCCTGCGCGACTCCGGTGTATGCGTCCTGCTGGTTGTCATACCAGTGGCCGGGCGTGTCGGGCGCGAAGCCGGCAAGGATGATGCGAGATGCGCCCATCGCGGCAGCAACTCGAATCGCCGTCAGACCGCTGTTGTGGACTTCGATCTGGCGCCCGGCCTCCATTTGCACGCGCTCCCAGCGCGGGCCGATGTACAGCGCGTCCAGGTCATCGTCCAGCACGCCGGTCACGCGCAGGCCGGCGAAGTCGCGGAATTCCTGCGGCCAGTTGCCGTCCATCGCCACCAGCATGTCAGCGTCAGGCGCCAGGCGGTGGGTGTAGTTGACGACGATGCGGCGATGCTCGCGCAGGGCGTCGGCTACCTCTTGGCTCATGTTCGGGCCGGACGCCAGCACGGCAACGGTCTGGCCTTGCCAGTCGGGGGTGATTTTCCAGGTTGTGGTCATTCGTCGTCTACCTCAATTCCCGATGTATCAAGACCGTGTTTGGTGGCCAGGCGCTGTTTCATGTACCGGGCGGCAGCGGATACAGCGTCTTGCGCGCGGCCGTCCAGCGCGGGGCGCATGAATGGCTTGGGCCGGGAGCCGGGATGCTGCACGCCTTTGACAAACAGCCCGCCGAAGAACATGCCCTTGCCCTTCGCCGTGATCTTGTGCGCCGCGGTGCCGTATTCCAGCCAGGGGGCGATGTGGGCATGCTTGCCGGTTGCCTTGACCTTTGCCGTCACACGGCCCCTGCGGCTGCTGGTGCTGACCTTCAAGCCGTCGCGCAGTTGGCCGCTTTCCACCGGGACATTGGCCTTGGCCTCTGCCATCACGACATTGGCACCGGCCCGCAGTGCGCCGCGCAGGACGCTTTGCTCAATCTTGACGGGTAGCTGCTGCAGAAACTTGTTCAGCTCTGACAAGCCCTTGACGCGAATTTCGCTCATGTCGCGTTGCCCGTGGTCGTGAAGTCTGCGGCCATGAACTCAAGCCCGAATTTCCGCCCCAGCTCCACCGGCTGGGCGATGATCTTCATCGCCCGGTCGCTGCGGTCCAGGTAGATCACCCGCATGGCGCTGGTGATGCCGGGCACGTAGCGCATGCGCACGCGGGCCGGGCGCTCGGCAATGCGGATGCCGTCGGCCTGACTTTCGCCGCGGCTGGGCAGCACCTCCTGAACCGTGGCCCAGAACGTCCCGTAGGTCGTCCAGGAACCCGGCTGCGGCCCGTAGTCACCGTCAGTTGTGCCGCGCTGCTCGATGCGGATGCGCCGGTCCAGCGGCCCCAGGTCTGGCGTCACGAAAAGCTCCAATCCTTGATCGTGTTCAGCAGGGAGTCGCGCGCCTTTTCCATGGACTCGCGCTCGGCCGGCGTGTACACGTTGCGGGTGTAGGTCAGGCTGATGTGCATCAGCAGGCCCTGCCGTACGGCCTTGGGCAGCACGGTGTATTCAGCCCCTGCCCCGGTGGCCGCGTAGCCGGTCACGTAGCGGATGCGCACGGCGTCAGGGATTTCTTGCGTGGCCGGCCAGTAGTTCCCGCTTGTCGGGGCAACGGTGCGTGATTCGCCGTAAGTGCTCAGGGCGTAGGCGCTGGCGGAAATCGTCTGCTCCGTCCCGCTGGTGTCGGTGTATTTCACGCTGGTGATGCTTGCCACCGGGGCGCGCGGCAGGTCAATGCGGTCGTCATCGCTGTCCGGGAATTCGTCCAGCGCCGCCTCCAGGGTCTGCTGCGCCAGCGCGCGGCCGGTGTAGTGCTCTGCGTGCTGGCGGGCGCCCGTGATCAGGGCGTCAATGATGGCGTCATCCGGGTGTGATCCGCTCATGTCGTCCAGGCCCAGGTGCAGCTTGGCCTCGGCCCGGGTGATGGGCTCGGTGGTGACTGCGGTGATGACTTTGAATTTCATGCGCGTGTCCTATGCAAAACGCCCTCACAAGGAGGGCGCTTCACGTAGTGGTCTTATCAGGCCGGAGGGTTGGAGGTCGGGCCAAGCAGCGGCGAAGTCACGCACACCGCAGCCAACAGCGCGGCAGTGGCGTTGTTGGTCGGCGTGATGGTCAGGCGGGTGTACCGCTTGATTCCCTTGTAGCCCAGCTTGAAGCACTTGTCGTCGTCGGTCTGGATGAAGCTCGCCAGCGCCTCGGTGCCCAGCAGATCGCCGTCAGCAACGGCGGTGTAGGTGCCGCCGCTGGTGTCGCACTCTTCCAACAGCGTGGTGAACTCCGCGCCAGCATCACCCAGCGAGCCGGTAGCGATGATGTACACGGCGCCCCCCACGGGCAGGCCCTGATGGTCAATGACTTGACCGACTTGCGCGGTGTTGTCGGCCACAGAGACCGGCGAAATGACGCGTTTGATGTTGATGTTGTTGAACATTTCCATGATGGTTTTCCTTTCGGTGTTTGGTTTGAAGCGGGCCAGCGGTTAGGCTGGCCCAGCCGATCAGGCGCTAAATTTCAAGAACTTCACGGCCTCGAAATTCACTGCACCCCCGCCAGTCCGCTTGGTGGAATAAAACACTACATACGGCTTGGCGGTGAAGGGGTCGCGCAGCGTGCGGATGCCCATGCGGTCCACGATGGTGTACGCCTCGGCAATGTCACCGAAGGCCAGCGACAGCGAGCCGGTGGCGATGGCGGGAACGTACTGGTCCACGCGAGCCGGGTAGCCCAGCAGGCGGTCGGGCTGGCCCATCTGCAGGCTCGGCTCCCACAGGTAGCGGTCGCTGGTGGCTTCCTTCATCTTGCGGATGGCGGTGCGCACCTCGCGGCGCATCAGCCAGGTGGCGCGCTGCAGATACTGGTCCTTGAACGCGCCCAGCAGGTCCTGCAGGGGGTCGGCCTTCGTGGTGTGGAAGGCGCCGTTGGCACCCGTCACAACGTGCTCGAACTGGCCCCAGGCGCGCGAGTCGTCGCCCGTCGCTGCCGTGGTGTAGCTGAACAGGCCGCGCGGCTGGCCCACGCCCGTGCCGGTGGTGAAGCCCGCGCCTTCGACACGCGCGAACTTGTCGGCCACCTTGCCGGCCAGCCACGCTTCCACGTTGACCGCGGCGTCGTCCAGGATCTTCTGGCTGGCCTTGGGCATGGCGTACATTTCGTGCGCCTGGATTTCGTACTTGCCCACTTGCGGGGTGGTCGTGTCCGAGCGGGTGCCCAGTTCAGACACCCAGCCGGCGTCGGCTTCGTTGTTGTCCACCAGGCCTTCGAGCTTGTCGGTGCTGATGGTCTGCACGGTGGCCAGCTGGCGCATGGTGGACTGCTCGTACAGCTTGGACACCATGCGGCCCACGGTCGAGGGCGGCAGCAGGTAACCGCCGTCCGGGTCAGAGCCTGCGCTCATGGCTTTGCGCTCGTCGCTGGACAGGTTGTCCAGGGGCGTGCCGGTCATGACCTTGAAGAAGGCGTTTTTGTACTCGGTGTAAGCCTTGGCATCCACTTCGCCGGGTGCCGGCTTGCCCTTGGCCTGGAAGTCGGCGCGCAGCATCAGGTTGAAGCTCTTGACCTCTTCGTTCAGGTCGGCGGCAGCCTTCATTTCACCGTCGGTCTGCGGGCGGTTGGCTTTTTTCTGCAGCTCTTCGATGGCGGCCTTGGCGTCGGACAGCTTGTCCAATGCCTCGGACAGCGTAGCAACCTTGGCTTCCAGGTCAGCCACGGCCTTGCCTTCGGCCTTGGCCTTGATCATCTGGTCGTTTGCAGTCTTGAAGGCGTTGAAAGCCTCGCCTTGCTCGCGCAGGGTTTCGGCAATGTCTTTGAGTTCCATGATTTTCCTTTCGGGAATGAAAAAGCCGCCTCAAGGGCGGCTGGTGGGTTGGCGTGTTTGGCGTTAGGCGGCCAGAGCGGCCTTTCGCCGATCCAGAAGCGCGGCGATTGCCTTGAGTTCTTCGCTTTCCTTCGCCTGACCGACCTCACGCCGGGCAATTGAGAAAAAACGGGAAACCAGTGCTTTCGCCTCAGAACGGGATACGCCGCCTACCTCACGCAGGTACAGCTCGGCGCCGTTCAAGTCGCCGATTTCTTCGATGGTTTTCAGTCGCGCACGCTCAAGATCAGGGGCGCCGGTCAAGGTCGCCAGCGCCTTGCTGTGCGGAAACATGGCCGCAAGCGACTTGGCCGCCTCCAGCACGTTGCCGGCGATCATTCGCGGCTCCATGGGGGTCAGCGTCAGCGTGTCGCGCTTGAGCGGCCAATATGTGATTTCTCCGGTGGGTTTTTTGATGGTTTTGCCCCTCACGGCCTCGCTGGAGTTGCCAATAACGCCCGCGTCGATCAGTTCGGACAGGAAATCCACGTACTTCGCGCGCCGATTCAGCACGCGCTGCACAAAAATGCCCCGTTCGTCAGCCTTGGCCGACTTCCAGTCCACGACGCCCAGCACGTTGCTGTCATCAATGCCCAGGCCATCCGGGTCCAGGCCGTGTTCAAAATCCACGTAAAGGGTGCCCAGATCGGTGTATCCACTGTCAAAAACAGTGCTTTTGGTGAAGTATTCACCCACCAGGTCACGGCCGCCGAAAAGCACCATGTAATTGCCCACGATCAGCTCGGTGGGGCTTTTGGAAAGCGCCTTCAGCGGGTTGTTTTCAGTGGTCATGATGGTCAAAAAGGTAGCCCGCGAAACGCGCAGCCGTAAGCAATGCGCGCCGCGTAGAGCCGTGGATTGTGCTGCGAATACAGCCGGTAAATGGCGATGAAGTCTTTGATCTTGTTCATAACTTCCTATCCCATTTGATGGCCCGAAGCCTGCGCATCGCGACATCAGCCGTCCATCCATATTCGGTAGCGATTGCAAATGATGCGGTCCATACCAGATCATCATCACTGACCATATCTTGAGTGATAAACCCAGAGTCGGATGATTTATCAATAGCCGCTGGCGGCGTTGCAGATTCTTTTTCGATAGCGTCAGATGACCTATCCACGCTGGGAACGTCCGGTTTCGGCTCCAATTCCGCGCGCTGGCGGGCCAGCTCGTCGGCTTGCGCCTGCAGGCGGGCGGCTTCGGCTTGCTGGGCGGCGCGCGCGGCGGCCTGCCCGGCTGCCAAGGCATCGCGCTGGCGCTGCAGTTCGGCCGCTTCGGCATCGCGCTTGGCCTGTGCTGCAGCCTCTGCCGCTGCGCGCGCCTGTGCGGCTTCCTGCTCAGCCTGGGCTTGGGCTGCTTGGGCGGCCTGCAGTTGGGCAGCGTGTGCGTCTTGGGCGGCCTTGAGGTCGGCGGCGGCCTTGGCCTGGGCTGCTGCAGCCTCGGCTTGCTGGCGGGCCAGTTCCGCGCGCTCTGCGGCCAGCTTGGCGGCTTCGGCTTCTTGCTCTGCCTTGATGCGTGCGCGCTCGGCCTCGTCGGCCTGCAGGCGCTGCTCAACCTGCTCCATTTGCTCCATCGTCACGCGCTTGGCTTCGATGGCCTCGTCTTCAAACTCTGCGAACACCTCGCGGGTGATGGCCATGTCTGCCACCTTGGCAATCAGGCCCGCAACGCGCTCGCTGGTGCCGCATTGCATCGCCAGCGCGGCATATGCCTTGATGTCGGTGATCTTGCTGGTGATCTTTTCCACCCTTGCGCGTTCGGCTGCAGCTTTAGCGGCCTTTGCGACTTCGATAGCCACATCCCATGCGTCGCGCACGCCCAGA